GGCAGGTCAAACTGGAGGAGTTCCTCTACCAGAAGGTGCAACAGCTTTAGTTTATTCTAGAGGTAGTGTACCAGCAACTTCATTAGGTATGTTACAAAAAGGAATAACATCTGTAACTGCAGCTAGCAAAACTACATACACAGCGGTAGCTGGTGATCAAATTGTAGTAGACACAGTTGCTAACCCAGTTACAATTACACTTCCATTGTCACCTGCAGTAGGCGATGAAGTAACAATTATGGATGGTTCTGCATCAAATGGTTTTGCAACAAACAATTGTATTATAGCTAGAAATGGTCAACCAATAGAAGGTGATGCTGTTAATGATGCTCTTGCTACTAATAATGAATGTGTAACTTTAATTTATGCTAATGCCACAAAAGGCTGGCTATATAAATCTAGTAATCAATAGGGGCTAACTCATGGCTCTTACTCAAATCAAATTCGCACCTGGAGTTGATAAACAAGACACAAGTGTTGGCGCTATTGGAAGGTGGACCGATTCTGATAATGTTAGATGGAGATATGGACTACCGGAAAAAGTCGGTGGTTGGCAATCATTGTTATCTGATTCTATGGTTGGTGTTGCTAGAAAACAACATGCTTTTGTAGATACTGAAGGTAATAGATATATTGCAATTGGTACAGACAAATTTTTACTTTTATTTTTTGAAGGTCAGTTATTTGATATTACTCCTTTATCAACTACAATTTCATCAGCTACATTAACTTTTAATGGTTCTACAACAGTTACAATTACAACATCTACTGCGCATGGTTTAGAAGAAGGAGATATGGTTATATTTGATTCTGTAACTTTACCAAGTGGCACAGGATTAAACGCATCAGATTTTGAAGATAAATTATTTCAAGTTATAACAACTCCTACAGCAAATACTTTTACGGTAACTTTTACTAGTTCTGGTTCTGCTGCATCAGGTGGTAGTGTAGATTTAAAACCATATGAAAGAGTTGGTCCTGCAGCTCAAACTTATGGTTATGGTTTTGGTATTAGTCAATATGGTGGAACTGTAGCAGGAGCACAAACAACAACTTTAAATGGTGGACTTAATGCAGACACAGCCGGTACCGGTGGATCGGGGACCGCGGTTACAGTTGCTAGCACAACAGGATTTCCTGCTGCCGGCACAATTGCAATAGCTAATGAATTAATTACATACACATCAACAAATTCTACACAATTTTTAGGTATTACTAGAGGTGCTTTAGGAACAGCAACTTTTGGAACATCAAATGGTCAAGCGCATTCAACAAGTGACACAGTTACAAATGCTACAGAATTTAGTGGATTTGGTAGTGCAGTTGATGCAAACACAACGGTTCTAGAACCAGGACTTTGGTCTTTAAGTAATTTTGGTCAAGTTCTTGTTGCAACAATTGCAAACGGAAAAACATTTACATGGAACGCTGGTATTGCTGCAAGGTTATCAACAAGAGCATCAACTACTACAACAGATTTTCCAACAACAAATAATCCAACAGCTACAAGGGTTACACTTATTTCACCTACAACAAGACACTTAATTCATTTTGGAACTGAAACAACTATTGGATCTGCATCAACACAAGACGATATGTTTATAAGATTTTCTGAACAAGAAGATATAAATGAC